TTCATATTTATATGCATCTAATGCGTTGTCTGAAATCATGAATGCTGGTGTTGAAAATATCAAGGTTATTGGCAACGCGCACGAGAATCCGGAACTACTGAAAGGCTGATTTTAAAGTGTTTCTAGGAAAAGTATTCATATCTACACCTTTTATCGAAAAACGTAAACAGGAGGGACACAAATGACTGACACCGAATACGCTAAAGTAATCAAAGTGAAAGCCACAGTTGCCAACCTGGAAATGAACGCGGCACTGACAACTGAGCAACAGGCACAAATTGGTCAGGACTTCATTGCTGACATTATGGAGTTTAGTGAACACGCTAGTAAACAAAAAGCCGCCTACTAAGGCGACCACTGACATCTATGATAATTAAACTGACAGTTAATTATATCACAGAGGAGTGGCTGGCTTGGAAAGAACGACGAAGAAAATGGTTGAGAAGTATTTACGCGAATACCCGCTAATTGATGGCCTAATTGCTCGTGAGGAGCTAAATATCATGTACCCGTATCAAGAACCTGACGAAAACGTTGGTGGTGGCCGTGCTCAATATAAGAAGAGTGCTCCAACTGAGTATGCTGCTATCTCGGTGGTGGACAGCGAAACAATTCGAGCATTTCAGCATCGGAGAGATGTAATTGATCAGTGTTTGGACGAATGCGGTGAAGATACCGAAACACTGATATGCGAACTGTATTTTAGAAAACGCCAACGTTACTCGGTTGAAAGCCTAGTAACTAATGGGATGATATTTGTTAGCAAGAGCAAAGCTTATTATCTAGTTGATAAGTTTATTGCCAAAGTAGCAAGTGAGCTTAACTTGTATGATGTATCTGATTTTGGCTAGTTGGAAAAAAGTTGGAAAAAACGGGCTTGAAATCGTGCTAAATTGATAGAGTACCAAATAGTCAATCAATCTAATTTTCATTGCTGTCATTTCAACTTCCTTATTAGGTAATCGCTGTGGGCTAATTGGTAAGCCACAATGGGATGTAGGTTCGAGGCCTACCAGCGATATAGGGCACTTTGGCAATTACAGCCCGTGAAATGAAATTGCTAACTTGATTAATCATTAGTCGACGTGTGTTTGAAACATGACAGGTAAGACCTGAAAAAGGCGATAGTCGTGTCAGGAGGTTAGCTGCCGCGTGTGGTTCGATTCCACACCAATCACATACAACCCAAGCAAGTTGTTAAAACTGCTGTGTGCTTGTGGCGGAATAGGCAGACGCACAGTTAGGTGCGAGTAACGGGTGTTGGTTGACAACCAGTATGTCCACACATCATGTAGGGTGCAAATCCCTACCAAGCACATTAAACGAACCCGCGGCTCCAAAACGGGCAATCTCCAAACTGGCTCTCGCTTATTGGCGGGAGCTTTTGTATAGTTAGAGTAGTTTGGAGGAATTGAAATGGCACATATAAATTGGAAATTAATTGTTGGGGGATTTGTGGCCCTAGGAGTGGTACCTATAATCTTACTTGTTTGTATGCACTTTTTGAACTCTGTTTTTTTGGGTGATTCTAGTAATGATGGATGGCTTGGATTTTGGGGTGGCTATTTAGGAGCCTTGCTTGGGTTGTACGGCGTTCAAATGCAATTGAAATCTGAACAAAAAACACGTTTGGATGATAACCATCCTAAGTTTTACCTATTCTTTCGAATGTCGTTTGAACCTTCAAAGAAAGTGTATGTTCATTCATGTCAGCCCCGGGAGTTTTTAGGAAGTAAAGATCATCAAAAAAAGATGAAATTTGAATCAAAGTATTTTTATTCAGATTCAAATTTCATTTCGATAATTAATTCTAACAAGAAAAATGTTTACGATATCAGTATTTTAGTGACTAGTTTAGTTGCAGATAACAATGTTTGCAGTAAATATAAGAAATCAAGTGCGAATATTAATGGCAAAGAGGGTAAAGGCGATAATTCAGAATGGGATTCATTTAAAAGAGACACTAAGAATTGGAGTCTTGTGCACGAAAGTATCAAGGCTTCAAATCTGGAAAGCACTGAAAATGAGCTATTATTAGTTACTTATGCCCAGTTATATAACTATCCTAATGTGATTCAAAGCATTGACATTATTTTTCATACGAATAGCAATGAAATTGGATTGGCAATGTTTGAATTGAAAAAAGATAAAAATGGAATTCTAAAATTATCCAATGTTCCAAAAGTGGAATATTTCCAAGAAGGTGTAGTAACACACGACCTTAGTGAGAAAGAGAAATTGTTTAATGAAAATTATAAAAATACAGATATTATGGTTGTAGATGAGAATAACAAGGAACCGTTTATTTGGGAAAAAAGACGGCAAAACAGTAAAAGATGATGATAAACAAGCAAAATATCCGATTAATCAATAGATATCGGACGAGCAGTTAGTATTGGAAAGTAAGTCGTGGTGGTATGAAATGACAATAATGATACACAGTAACTATGGGTACGAGCCGTCTGAATGGGTAGCTGCAGATGCCCGGCTAGATAGATGGTACAGGGATAAGAAGCGTCGTGCTAAACAGCATGGCGCTTTTAGTTTGGAAAATAAACGGAGGAAGCAACATGTTTGGAAAAAATAGGACAGTACCAGCGCCTCACGGAGAGAAAGTGCCTAGTATTAAACCAAAGAAAGTGAGTGGACAAAGTATGGAAGAAAAACATATCACACCGAAGAAACCAGAAAATGAATTGCCTGATAAGATTTTAATTGATGGCGTTATGTACCAGCGAAATGTCACGGGCAAAAACAATTAAGCCTGATGGGACTAGCCAAACTAATACTAACAAGCCTAGTGATATTGACCTCAGCCTGAATATTGATACGACTGAAGTGCAACGTGGCTTAAGAATGATTAACGACATAACGAAAGGTTTGGATAAGCATGCTGGCGTTTTGCCGGCCAAAAAGCAGCCGCATCTTCGCATTGACGACATTGCTGACACGCCTAAAGTATTAATTGACGGCGTTGAGCAACAAGGACTATGCCGCATTGGCCTCAGCTGGAATACTGACAGCACAGCTGATAGCAGATACAGCATCGACTTTATGGATGGCTTTGGACGTCTACATCGCATTGGTCAAACTAAATAGTTATGTTTGAAAAGTGGAGGAAAGAATTATGAACTTGCCTGCACACGTAAAGATTGGTGGCATTGAGTATGCCGTTGTTTCAAAAGAAAAGATTAATGAAGGCGCTTGGGGGTATGCTGACTATTGCAATTCAGTTATTTATATTCGTCGGGGAATATCTAGCCAGAAACAGAGACAGACGCTTATTGACGTAGTAGTTCAGGCGATGATGTTTGAAGCTGGCCTTGATGATTGCTGCATTGATAATAGTATTGCAGTTCCGTTGGGCGATATGCTAGACAATGTGCTAGCAGACAACAAATTAGAAGAAATGTATTATCGGTGAAGAGTGGTGAATAGTCATGCAATTGAAAGTGTGCAGGAAATCAGGGTGCGACAATACTATTCCATACGAACAAAAGAATCCGTATTGCAATATTCATAGTTCACTCTATCATCCGTTTCATTACAATACGACGCAACGCAGACAGTCGTACAGCCAGTACAATCGTTACAAGCGGGACAAGGAAGCAAACCGCTTCTATCACACGAAACGTTGGGCTAACATGAGTCTCATGTTAAAGCGACGTGCTTACTTTACTTGTGCGGTCTGTGGTCATACGTATGATAAACCTGGCTACTTGGTTACAGATCATATAGTGCCGAGAAGAGTAGATAAGCGTAAACAACTTGATGTTGAAAACTTATGGGTGATATGTAAGAGGTGTCACTATTGGAAAGGCGTATTCGAATCAACAGCATACCGTTCAGACTCACTGATTGATAACCTTGACGTTAGTAAGCACTGGGATAAGGAACAGATCAAGGAATGGATATTGAACAAGGAGAGCCCAAAAGTTGACCATCCCGATTAAGGAGGGTTACCATCCGTTAAGCAATGACCATCCGTTCTCACAATGTCCAAGCAATTGATTGACAGTCGCTTTAAGCAGAGAAGATGGACAAGTTATAAATTTTACACATGATTAAATGCTGGCTCACATTTTAAACACCGTGAGAGCTTGTTTAAGATATTTTTAAATTTTTGGATGAATTGTGAGTAGCCAAAATAAAAAGCACCCCCCGCCCATGGTAGCTAGGCCAGAGCTCACATATGCGCCATCCTTCTCTCTCAAAAGTAAAAAAACAAAAAAATATTGGACTTTTTAAGCCTCAAATGCTGTTAAATCAACAAAGCGAGCTTTTTTTGTAGCCAATATAAGCCAAGAATCGCCAAGAATCAAAATAAATTAGTGAAATGGAGGTGTTAATCATGGTGAATTCTAGTAAAAACAAATTAAAAATTGTGACAAGCAAAAAAGTGACGAATATTAACGGGACTAGCAATTTGGATGATATTCAGATTACACCCCCGGCTCATTTAATGAAAAATGCCCAAACTATTTGGCGGGTGTTAGTACCTGAAATTAAAAAGATGGGATATTTGAAGCGCATTGATCAGCCTAATTTAGAACTTTACTGCACCTATTATGCAATGTACTTAGATGCTGAAGATAATTTGAACAACTATGGGGCCTATCTAACTAATAGGGATGGAAAACCAGTTCAAAAGTCACCTCAAGCGATTCAACTTAATGACTGTGTTCGTAATTTAAAGTCTTTAGGCTATGAAATGGGATTTTCGTTTGATGCCGGGTTACGACAACTGACAGTTTCAAAGCCACATCAAAAGAAACGCGAGTCACCATTAAAGGAGGTAAATTTCGGTGCAGACGTATGATTTTACTAACGTTAAGGATATAAAAGCACGTGTTGCTTCGACCGAATCCTCGTATCATGGCTTGCTAGACCAGTATAAGGATGCCGGCACTAGATATGCTTACGATGTTTTGTTTACTGACAAATATCTCACTTGTAGAGATGTTCAACTTGCGTGCGTACGTCACCTACAAGACTTATTAAGACAAGGCGACGACAATTTCCCATACAATTATGACGAAAAATTCGTTGCTTTAATTGAATATTTTTGTCGCCTATTACCAAATCCGGATGATACGACACAAAAAATCAAGCCACAACATTGGCAATCATTTATTTTAGACAGCCTAATCGGTTGGCGTACGCCTAATGCGGGTGTACGTTTTAACACTGCCAACATTTCAATTGCTCGTCGTCAAGGTAAAACGTGGTTGGCATCAATGCTGGTCAATTTTTATTATTTTGTTGTTTGCTGGAATGCCACTTCTCAAGACTTACTAGTAGCCAGTTATGATAGCGAGCACGCTAGCAAGCTGTTCAATGATGTTTCTTTACAAGCTAAAGAGCTCATTAATCAACCGGATTTTGCTGATGGCGCTAAGGAAAAAGGGGTAGATGCACAAACTACGCAAGTCATCGGGAAAATAAACAAGAACATTATCCGTAAAGGCACTTCACAGGGTGGCGGATTTGATTCGTTCCATAATGCCATTGCTGTTTTTGATGAAATTGGCAATTTGAAACCAGCGCTTAATGAAACCTTAAAGCAGATTACATCAGGTCAAAACGGTATCAAAAATCGGATGTTCGTTAAAATTTCAACTGCTTATCCAGATATTAAAGTTAAATTCAAACATGATGAAGATGTTACCCGAAGCGCTATTGAACACGACGCGATTAGAGATGCAGATACTACTTTTCAAATTATTTACCAGCAGGATGATGAAAATGAAGTCTTTGAGGAAGATACATGGGAAAAGTCCAATCCACTATTAGCTGAACTAAAAGGCGAAAAACGTCGTGTGCTGTTGGAAAGTTTGATTCAAGACCGTAACGATAATGATCGTGAAGGGACTCTTGAAACCTTTGTTAATAAGTCACTCAATATTTGGAGCCGACGCTTTAAAAATAGCTACTTGTCATTAAGCAATATCAACGAAAACATTACTAGCGATTTTAATGTTGATAATCGTGAGGTTTATATCGGATTTGATGCTAGCCAAGTGAACGATAATACATCATACGGCTTTGAATTTCCCTTTCAAGAGAATGGCAAACATATGTTTTTTGCAAAGCAATATAGTTTTATTCCATTTGCACAGGCTAAAACATTGGAGTCCAAAAGCAAGCAAGACGGTCTTGACTATCAACAACTTGCACAACAGGGCTTCTGTGAGATTACCAACACGCCTTCCGGAACCATTAATCCCGACCAGGTTTATGAGTGGTTAGTAGATTATGTCAAGCGGCACCATTTGAAAGTCCGCGCCGTTTGTGCTGACCCTAACTTGGCTAAATGGTTTATTAAACGTATTAGCAATTACCAGCCGAGCTGGCCGTTGATTGAAGTGGCACCTACATCGTGGAAACTTTCTAACCCGACTAAGGATTTTCAATCCCAGTTTTTAAATGGCGATATTAAAATTTTAGACGACCCTCTACTAATAGATGGGCTAAATAACGCTATTTTGGTGGAAGATAAAGGTGGCGGCATTAAAATCGACCGTCAAAATCGGACAAGCGATCACATTGATACTACCGATGCATTAATTAACGCGCATTACAGAGCACAATATTATTATCAAGATTTTCATGATGAAGATGGCTATAACCCGATGAATAACATGAACCGTGAAGAACGTAAAGCGTATTTTAAATCTATGTTTGGCGGTTAAGGTGGTGAAAAACAATGATCGAAAGATTTAAAACTATTATGCAAGCATTTTTTGGCGATTGGCTAAGCGTTATTTTGTTTTTAACCGGTGTTATTCTGCTTTCAGTGGCAGCATTTGCGGTTAATTTGATTGTGGGGCTTCTTGTTTCCGGAATTTTGCTGATTGTCATGGCTTGCTTGCTAGATAAAGAAAGAGGGTGATAAAGTATGGGACTATTAACACCCCGAGGTTATAAACGTTCCAAAACTAAAAATATGGTGTATCCCAGCACTAGTGACCTGTTTTTATCAACAATTGGCGGCTTGCCGATTTCATATGTTGATTCAGGGAACGTCCTGAAAGATTCCAATGTATTTTCAGTTATTAACCGTATTTCAAGTGATATTGCTTCGGCTCACTTTAAAACAGAAAGTGCTAGTGCTAAAAGGCGACTGGAAAACCCGAGTGATTTAATCAGTCGTTTTTCATTTTGGCAAGGCGTAATGATTCAACTAGCCCTTGCTGGAAATGCTTATGTACCATTAGTTGGAAATAATTTAGAACACGTGCCGCCTTCAGACGTTCAAATAAATTATTTGCCAGGAAATACTGGAATTATTTATACAATCCAAGAGAGCAACGACCGGCCGAAAATGCAGTTAACTGCCGACCAAATGTTGCATTTTAGATTGATGCCAGACCCTAATTATCGTTATTTAATAGGAAAATCCCCGCTTGAAAGCTTGGGGAATACCCTAACAATCGCACAAAAAACAACGGATTCAAATTTGAAGACGTTGAATAATCAAATTAATTCCGCTGGCAAGCTTAAAATCAGCAACTTTATTGACACTGGCGAAGACTTGGAAGACGCCCGGGCCATGTTCGAAAAGGCTAATACTGGGGCTAACGCCGGCCGACTAATGACATTGCCGGAAGGATTCGACTATGAACCGTTTGAGATGAAAGCTGATGTATTTAAAGCGCTCAACGAGAACGCTAGTTTTTCAGCTGACCAAATTTCGACTGCGTTCGGGATTCCTAGTGATATGCTTGGCGGTGGCTCATCAACTGAAAGTCAACATAGCAATAGTGACCAAATTAAAAGTTTATATTTGTCTAACCTTAATACGTACACTAATCCGCTATTAGACGAGCTGAAATTAAAGCTTAATGCACCGGACCTTGTTCTAGACATCAAAAACATGCTAGACGTCGATGATTCTATGCTGATAAATCAAGTGTCAAGTTTAGCAAACGCTGGTGCACTAAGCCCTAATCAAGCGCAATTTTTACTTCAAAGATCGGGCTTCTTACCGCAAAACTTGCCAGATTATGAGCCACAAGGCGAAGGAGGTGAAAGTAATGACGATTAAAGTAAAAGGCATGATAACTAATGATGATGATGCACCTATTTATCGTGATTGGTTTGGCATGACAGTTGTATCCCCAGCTGATGTAATCGGTGCACTCCCGGCGGACAACTCTGCTGTGGAATTGGAGATTGCTTCCAACGGTGGTGAAGTGACCCCAGCAACAGAAATTTACACAGCGCTAAAGAATTACCAAGGGAATGTTACTGCACAGATTGTTGCTAACGCTTATTCTGCTGGTACAATTATTGCGATGGGGGCCGACAAGGTACAAATGTCACCTGGGGCCCAAATGATGATTCATAATGCTTCGAACGAAGCAGAAGGCAATTATCACGACATGGATCAAGCATCACAAATGTTGCAGAGTACGAACAAGGCCATTGCGAATATGTATGCTGTCAAGTCTGGCAAGCCTGTTCAAACTTTTTTAGATTTAATGGACAATGTAACTTGGATGGACGCTGACAAAGCAATTGAGCTAGGCCTTGCTGATGAATTAGTTGATTTTACACCAGTTACTAATTCATTTAATACATCGCTAGTTCCTTACCAAGCACTCAACAAAATCAAAAACTTAATTGCCAAAAACAAGCAATTAGAAAATAACAACAATAATGGTCAACTTAGTGAGCACGAAAAACTAGTGCAAGCTAAGCTGGCTATTTTTAATAAAGGAGACTTTTAAATATGTTTAAACAATTACAGGCAACATTCGATAAGGTAAGTGCGGAATGTGCTGACCTTAATGCCAAGGTAACGGCCGCATTACAAGACGATAATTTCGATACGGATGCTTATCATAAGTTACAAGATGAGTTATCCGCTAAGAAAGCGCGTCGAGATGCCTTGAATGATCAATTACAGGAGCTTTCGGCTGAAAATAAGCAGCCGAAGAAGCCCGAAAACAACCAAGGCCAAGGAACTCCGCTTAACTCTAAAGGTGGCGAAGATGATTTAGCCAAGCAAAAATCTGCAATTAACACGTTTATCCATTCTCGTGGTGCAAAGGTAACCAATGATGCGTCGACATCCGTAACTTCGACAGGAATTGAACCGTTGGTACCTGAAACTATCATTTACAATCCATCGGCTGAAATCAATTCGGTTGTTGATTTGTCAACTCTGGTTACTAAGACGCCAGTAACGACGCCTAAAGGCACTTATCCAATCTTAAAACGGGCAGATGATAGTTTTAGCAGTGTCGCTGAGTTGGAAGAAAACCCCTCATTGGCCGCACCTGAATTTACCCAGGTTGATTGGTCAGTAGCAACATACCGTGGGGCTATTCCAATCTCAGAAGAATCAATTGCCGATGCACAAGTTGATTTAACTTCATTAATTGGCCAAAATATTGGTGAAAAACGAGTTAACACGGTTAACAAATTGATTTCCCCAGTGTTGGAAAGCTTCACAGCAATTAGTGCAACGTCATCCACGCTTGCTGATGATATTAAACAAGTGTTAAATGTCAAGCTCGATCAAGCCTATGCTCGTGACTTAGTTGTTTCAGCGTCTTTCTATCAAATCCTAGATACGTTGAAGGATAATAACGGTCAATATTTGCTCCATCAAGATATTACCGGCAAGTCTGGCACTACTATTTTCGGTGTCCCGGTGCATATTGTGAACGATACCTTGCTTGGTGCCGACGGCGAGGCTCACGCATTTATTGGTGATTTAAAGCGTGGCGTTTTATTTGTTGATCGGCAAGAAATTTCTTTAGCCTGGATGAAGAGCGAAATTTATGGTCAATATCTTGGCGCAGCTATGCGTTTTGGGGTTTCCAAGGCTGACGAAAATGCCGGTTACTTCTTAACAGTGAGTAAGTGATGGAGGAAACACCTCATCTAACGCTAGTTCAACTGCTAGTGAAGCTTCCTCAACAGCTTCGACAGCATCTAGTACTGCTTCTTCAGCAACTAGCGGTCAATAAATAATTTTTAGTCGCTAATAAATAAACAGTACCTAGTGGGGCGGCTATATTGGAGGTGATGTCATGGCTGGTATTGATAGTGGTGTCACAGTTGAAAATATGCAGGATTATTTAAACGTTGATGGCGATGAATCTGTTATCCAAAGCTTAATTTCAATGGCAGAAAGTGATGTTATCGGGAATATTGATGACACTATACCAGTTGAAACTTATCGGAAATACTATCAATTTAATCAGGCCGTTCGTGTTATGGTTGATTTTATGTATTTTAATCGTGGAAACTTGGGCGTGACATATAGTAGTGGCAACAACGCTTCTCAATTACCGTATCCGGCGCCTTATTTATATCTGATTAATGGAATTAGATGGAAGATTCGGAGGGATTACAGTGAAAATAGCGGTCAATCGCTTCAATCAGAAAATTAGTTTTGGCACTATTAAAACGGTTGAAAACAATAATACTGGTGATTATGACGAGTCTTTTGTGCCTACTATTTCACTACATTGTGCGTTATATAATCGATCAATTACCCAAAGTTATCAAATCTTAGGGACTTCGTTGGAAGATACAATTGTTGTGGCAATTCGATCCACAAATGAGCTGAGCAAACAGTTACTAGCTAGTTATGGTGATGTGGTTTATCAGATTATAGATGTGTCTAAAGATTCAACTGGCAAGCCGGTAGCATATGATCTGTTAACGCTTAAAAAATATGTGAAAAAGGGGTGATATAAATGGAATTAGACGCTCAAATGCAATCATGGCTTCATGGCGTAAGAGATTTAATCCCTAACACGTCCGTAAAATCAGCAATGACAGCTGCTGAAGCGCAAGCATACGCAAAAGTGTTACGTAAAAATACACCACGATCCGACAATGATGATAGCAAGTATGGTCATTTACAAGACAATATTGCGATTCAAAACAGTGATGTAGACGGCATTGTTAATGGTAATGCATTAGTTGGTTTTGGCAAGAAAGCGTATATTGCTAGATTTTTGAATGATGGGACCGTAAAGATGGCAGCAACTCATTTTGTTGACGATTCTAGACGAGAATCTCAGGAAGCAGCTTTTAAAGCCGGTATGGCAGTTTACAAAGCCAAAACGGGTGGTGAATAGTATGCAACTACCTGTAATTCAAGCTGAGAACTTGTTGAAAACGGTCAATTATGACTGGATTGACAACATTTATCGTGGTTCCATTCCTGAAAGTGCCGATAATGCTGGTACAACCACAGATATTGTTATTACTGAATCAGAAAACGCACCTAACAATTACGCTAATAGTCATTTCAAACACTGGGCGTTAGGTGTAGAAGTACAAATTTTTTACAAAAAAGCCAATCAAACCGACATTTTGTCAGCAGAAATCGAGCTGGCTGAAATGTTTATTGCAAATGGTTGGCGTGTCGAACAATCTAAAAATCACACTAAAGACCCAGATACCGGACAGGTAACCAAGGTCTTTTATTTTACCAAAATTGAAATTATTTAAAAGGAGCATTTAATATGTCAAAACATAATATTCTTGATGTCACTTTTGCCTCACTCGATGATAGCGGCGATTTAATTGCAGATGCTACCAAAGGCTTATCTGCTGATGGCATTTACATCGCTGATCATCGTGGTGAAGGCTTTGCTACTGCTAACGTCACTGCAATCGAAGCTGCTGGGACACCAGGCTGGGCGAATGGCAAGATTAAGCGAATTGCCTATCCAAAATCAGTCCCATCAATTGCTTTAACGGCTTTAGACCTGGACTGGGGAATTAACAATAAGCTACGTGGTTACGTGCAAGATACTAAGTCTGGTGCTTGGCTATTGCAAACACCTAAGCCACACATTGCTGTAATTATTCGCTCACAAGCGTTTGACAATTCTATTTTCTACGAATGTTTTAATAATGTTGAGTTTATTCAAGAAACGTCAAACAACTCCACTGACAACACGGCTGAAAGCGATGATTCAACTGCTTTGACGGGGCAGGCACTAACACCATTGAAATCAGATATCTTTATCAACCCAAATACTGGCCTTCAACAGCCATACATGATTGCTAACTCTGCTGACACTGGTTTTGACTTGGCAAAACTTTATGCAGAAGTATTTGGTGGTTATGTATTATCTACGACCGGCTCAACAACTAGTTCAACGACTGGCAGTACAACCGGATCGACCACAGGCTCTACGACTGGTTCAACTACACAAGGTTAATGCTAACACAGGCTGGCTCTTAGGCCTGCCTGTTACATAGTACTAAATAAAAATAAAAGAGGTTAATATATTATGAAATTATCGGCAAAAATTACAAAGAAGTATTTTGGAATTGCTAAGGCTCAAGATGTCAAGGTAACGATTGGCTTAGAAGATGATGTAGCAAACATTCAATTAACTATGCTGGAAAGTGGGTTAGATGATGATGCTACTGAAGTTGATTATTTAAAAGAACAATTAAAGCTAACTCGTACCATGATGGATTTTGTGCAAAAAGTTGTGAAATATACTGATAAGCAAATTGAAACGATTAAAGACTCTATTTCTGGTGAAGAACTTGGCCTAGGTGTTGGCATGCTAATTGCCAAAATTGACGGTGCCACTGATGAAGATGTGTTAAAAGCCGAAGAAGCTAACAAAAACGCACGAGACAAAGCCCAAGAGTCAAAATAAATCGCCAACATTATCAAATGGAACTGCGCAAAAAGATTGCTGAACTAAAAAATCGTCACGAAGATTTACGGCTACTTGAACAAAACTTAATACACGAAGGGTTGTTGCCAGACCAAGTTGAGCAACAGCCTTTTGCTTTGTTTATGGAAACATTGGCTGCTCGTGAGAAAAAGGATCGAGAATATATTGATCCACGTGAAGCAATTATGTCGTCTTACATGCAATGATAATGTTGGCTGGAAGGAGCAAAAATAATGGCCAAAGTTCAAAATGAAATGGCGACACACATTACGATTGATTCAATTGGCGCTGTGAAAAGCTACAAGGCTCTGACTGATGCTGTCAAAGCTTCTATGAACGCTTGGAAAGCTAGTGAGGTTCAGTTAAAATCGGCTGGAAATTATCAAGAAGCTGCCAAAGCTAAAGTTGAAGGGCTAACTAAGTCTATTGATTTACAAAAAGGAAAATTAGGCGAATTAAAAGCCCGCCAACAGGACATTGACAAGTCTACAAAAGAGGGCCAAGAAGCTTATTTTAAGCTTGAAAATCAAATCGCTAATGCCACTAAACAGTTAGGCAACTATGAGGGGCAATTAAAGCGTGCGAAAAGCTCTTCTACTTACTACACAAGTGGCCTAGCTGAATTACAAAAAGGCTATAAGCAGAGTACTAATGCCAGTAAAGCATATACTGACCGCTTAGAAGCTGAAGGAAAACAGGCTGAAGCTGGCAAAGCTAAACTAGCTGGCTTGAAGCAAAGCTATGCCAATTTATATGCTCAGCTTAAGCTGCAAAAAGATGAATTGACCAAAGTGGCCAGTGAGAGTGGCTTAACATCTGAAAAATACGCCAAGCAAAGAGTCAGAGTGGAAGAAACAACCACAGCTATGGCCAAACAAAAATCAGAGGTTGCTTCACTAACAGTAAAGTATGGCACGATGAGTGACAAGATGGCCAAACTGTCAGACAAAGCTGCACTTGTTAAAGATAAGTTCAGGACTGTTGCAAGTGGTTTTAAATCGATTGCAACCGCCGCGAGCGTTGGCGTTGCTGGAGTAACAGCGGCTAGTGTCGCTGGTGCTAAAAAGGCCTCTACTTTACAGAATATTTACAAGCAAAACCAAAATTTGTTAGTGACCAGTGGTGATTCTGCTAAGTCTGCTATCAAGGCCGTTACTGAAATGCAAAAGGACGGTCAGCAGTATTCAGTTAAGTACGGGCTTTCCCAAAAAGAAATTGCCGAGCAATATCAAGATTTAATCAAACGTGGGCACACAGCTAAAGAATCGCTAGCAGTGATGAAAACTGAGCTACAAGCCAGTGTAGCGTCTGGCGATGATTTTCAAGACGTTGTTAAAGTTTCAAGCCAAGTGCTTGAAGCGTTCGGCATGAAAACTAACAATACTGCCAAAATGATGGCATCGACTAAGCGTGTTGTTAATGACTTGGCATATTCAGCTGATGTTACCGCAACTGATTTCCATAGCTTGGGCAAAGGTATGGAATACGTCGGGGATTCGGCTAATAATGCTGGCTTTAGTGTTGAGGAAACTAGTGCGGCTTTAGGTGAACTCTCTAACCACGGCCTTGAAGCAGATAAAGCTGGTACAGGGCTGCGTAAAACGATTACTAGCTTGGCTGATCCTAGCGATGCAGCCACTGGGGCACTTAAAAAAATTGGCATTACTTCAACCAAAGTGTTTGAAAAATCTAACGGCGATTTTAAATCTATGTCAGATATTATGGCAATTATGGAAAAGCATACTAAGAACTTAGGTGGCGATGAAAAAGCTGCTGTATTCAAAGCAATTTTTGGTGCTACGGGTATGCAAGCCGCACAAATATTGGCTGTTAACAATAAGGAGCTTGCGTCATTAACCAATCAAGTAACTAAGGCTGGTAAGGAGGGCGACTATGTCCAAAAACTAGCCAATAAGAACAGCAGTACGGCGCAAATGAATGTCAAACGCTTTAAAGAAGCTGCTGAAGCATTAGAGATCATGATGGGGGCCAAGCTATTACCGACCATGACTGAAGCTGCTGATGACATGACCAAGGCTTTTAACAACAAGAGCACACAAAAAGGCTTAACTTTCCTAATTAATAATGTCAAAAATTTGCTGAATGGCATGCTTAAAGTTGTTGAATTTATGGGTAACCATACTAAAACTGTAACAGCCTTTGGAGTAGCTTTAGGCGGTGTCTGGGCATTAGCCAAAGTAAACAAGTTTATCAAGCTAATCAAAGAAGTACGGTCTAATTTTGGCTTGGTTAATGATGCTGTCAAAAGCCAATCGATTGTAAAAACTGTTGAGGCTGAGACGGCTGCCATTAGTGCCCAGAATGATGTGTTGAAAACTAATAATGAGTTAGAAAGCGGCACTGAAGTTTCAACTGGCGAGACCCGCATGTCCCGGCATACTAAATCTGCTTCAAAGTCTAGCTATTCAAATGTTGCTAATGACGTTGCAAGTAATGGTAATAGATGGGACTTAACAGGCATTAAAAATGTCGAAAAGGAAACTGAAAAAGCCTCCAGTGAAACCTCTCGTTGGTCAAACGTTGTCAGCAAGTTTAAGGGCGGCTTTAGTAAGGCATTTAGTGGTTTGGGTTTTATTGTCAAGCGGGCAGGTACTATCGCGAGTGCAGCCATCGAAGGATGGAACTTGGCTTCTAGTGTTGCCAAGACTTTAAAAAAGCCAAGTGCTAAAAACAAAATTTCGTTAGAATCAAAGGCTACAGGCAGTCTGATTGGTGCAGGGATTGGCGCAGTTTTGGGCGGACCCGAGGGTGCGATTATCGGCAGTGCAATTGCTGAACAGATTTCTAGTTCTAAAACTGTACAAAAAGCCGTTAAAGCTACTCATAATCTTGTATCAAATGTGCGGAAGGATTACACGGCCCAAAAAGGAACTGAATATGCTTTGCTTGGTACGGTGAGAACGTCAACTAGTGCAACTAAGCATCAATATGAGAATTCTAAGGTACGTTCCAATTCAACTATGACTAGTGTCAGTGAATTTCAAAAAGCCGCTAAATCCGATGGCATTACCGACAACTCTAGTTCTATTATTAAAAGTGTAAAAAAGAGCTTAAGTAGTTTGCCAGAGTCGGCATTTAAAGCTGGCGAAAGTGCCGCCCAAAAGCTTAAATCAGCATTCAAAAAGACTAATTTAAACTTTGGCAAGCTTGAATTTTCAGTTGACAACAAAAGTCTTAGTAAGGCTATGAAAGACAGTAAATCCGGATACAAGGCAATTACTGACACAGTGGTCAACTATGCTAAGAGCAATGAAAGCAAGTCCAAGAAGACACTTCAAGCCTGGGTTAAGTCAGGAATGATGTCAAAGCAGGATGCCAAAACAGCTTTAGCGAATGAGAAAAGTTATTATGATGGCCGAATTAAAAGTGCTAAAAACAGTGTATCTAAGTTAGAGAGTGTTGACAAAGAATATTATAAGTCAGCTAAGCAAGAAAACAGTATGCATAGCAAGGCTATGACTGGCATCAACAAAAGCTATGGTTCAACCATTACTAAATTAGAGAGCACTCGAAACAAAGATATAAACAAACTTACCCAAGGATACTATGTTAAGTACAAAGGGCAGTATTTATCAGGCCAGTCTGGTATTGCTAAAATCAATAAGATTTATGGCACAAAAATTAAAAATCAAGAAAAAGAAAAAGATTCTGCCATTAACGACGAAAACAAACGTCACCAAACCGCTTTGAGCGCTGATGCTAATGCGGCTTACAAGCGCCGTTTGAAGTTACTGTTAAATGCCGAAGCTAAGACGGATTTGGTAATACAGAATGGTAGTAGTAAGCAAAAATCTATTTTAAATACTTTAGCTAAATCTTCTGGAAAAATCAGTGAAAAGCAAGCTGATAAGCTGGTTAATGAAGCGTATCGTACTTATAAGGGCGTGGTTAAGCATGCTGATAATACTTACAAAGGCGCGAGAAATGCGGCTACCAAGAAGTACAAATCTACCGTAGCGGCTGCACAAACAGAGTATTACCAAAATCACAGTATTTCCAAGAAACAAATGGATCGAATTGTGGCTAATGCTACCACTCAGTACAAAGACACGGTTAAACAGGCTAAGAATCAACGAGATGATACGACAAAGCATGCCAAGCAACAGTATACTAATGTGACTAAGCAAGCTTCTAAACAGATGAAGGATCATGATTATTACGTTGATAAAGAAACGGGGCACGTTAAGTCAAAGTGGTCAACTCTCGGCGGGTCGTTAAGCGAGATATGGGGTGGCATTAAGTCAGGGTTCAATTCTTTATTATCGCTATTTGGTGCTAAGAGTAGTGGTAGTGGTTCTGGGCATGGGTCATCACATTCATCAAGCAGAAGAGCTAGGGCTAAATCTGGTGACATGGGTCATCGGATTGAAGCCAATGCCGTAGGTGGCAGAGTTCGCAATGGAATGGCATTGGTTGGCGAAGCTGGTGCTGAGTTAGCTTACGAGCCATATAGTGGTACAGCAAGAATTCTGGGTGAAAATGGGCCTGAAATAACTAGGGTAGCTAGAAGTGAAATAATTTTGCCGGCTGACAAAACTAAACAAGTTTTATCGGGGTCTTACGGGAAAGGCCAGACACTTCCCGGATATGCCACCGGCTTCTTAGGAGAAACTGAAAAGCTCGCTAAATCAACTGTTGATATTGGTGAAGCGGCGCTAGATAAAATTTCCAATATGGTTTCAGCACCAATCAAGTGGGTTGAAAAAAACATTTTGGGGAAAATAAAATGGCCAGGATTTAACGATAGCTGGACGCTTAAAGGCGCAACCGCCGTCAAGGATGCAACGGTTGACAAGGTTAAAGACTTTGTAAAAAGCTTGGCCAGTGAGTTAGGAGACGTGGCTGGGGAGGCCGGAGGGAGCTTAAGCAACCCTACCGGTAGTTCAGTAACACGTTGGAAGTCATATGTTATTAAAGCGCTGAAAGCTAATGGCTTTGCAGCGACCGCAAGTCAAGTATCAGCATGGATGCGTGTCATTGCCCGTGAGTCCAATGGGAACCCTAAGGCAATAAACCTGTGGGATTCTAACGCCAAGAAGGGGATTCCATCAATGGGGCTGGTTCAGACTATTCGTCCAACATTTGAAGCGTATAAATTTTCGGGCCATGGTCAGATTTATAATGGGTATGACGACTTATTGGCCGGTATTAACTACATGAAACATATTTATGGCAAGGGGGATAGTGCGTTTGCTCGTGTTAGTGGGCCTGAAGGCTACGAAAACGGTGGGATTATCAACACTAACCAGTTGATTGAGGTTGCTGAACATAACAAGCCTGAAATGGTGCTTCCATTGACTAATAAATCAAGGGCTAACCAGTTAATCTCACAGGCTAGTCAAGTTGTAAATGGCGATACTAGCACGCAGGTTGCGTCAACAGACAGTGAAAGTAATGAGAAGCTTGATAAGGTCATTGCATTATTGACGGCTTTAGTATCAGGCCAAGGTAATGTTCAAGCAGTCATTGCTAAATCTGACGTGGTTAATGCCGTTAGATCTGACAATAAGACAGCTTCACAGTATTCACAAATGATGGGGTACTAGTATCCCAATCAATCAAAGGGTCGTCCTTAAATGGGCGCCCTTTTTACATAGTTAAATTTAAAAAGGAGGTTAAATCGTGACCTTACAACGAGATGATTTTGAATATGCTGGCTTAAATAGCCGGGACGATTTACAGGTCGAAATGGGAAACGTGGTATTGCCTAGTGCGCCCGCCATGGCTGAACAGGTGACTGATATACCGGCCATGTATGGGAACCAATTTAATGGCACGGACTTTACCAGCCGAACGATTAGTATACCGGTATCCATTTACTGTGCTGATAACCAAGACACCTTTAATCAGATACTGCACAATTTAAGTGGTCTGCTTTTAAGCGATGATCCTAGTGATAATAACAAGGAGTATCCATTAATCTTTGGCTTTGAACCTAAGGTGACCTATTGGGGGCATATTACCGCGATTAGTGACCCGACCCCGATTAACACGGGTATGTATGACATGACTTTAACCATTACTTTTGTGCAATCAGACCCACGGGCAACCCTGCCACAGGTTGAAACACCCTTAAAGAACGGTTTAAATACAATCACTGTTGATGGTACCGCTAGAACAGAACCAGTTATTCAAGTCGTACCTAAGCGGGATTTAAAGCACATTGGTTTTACCCTAAATGGTGGTGAATATGGACTAGGTCCGGATAGTGATGAAGACCAAGCGGTGGCGGTCCAGCCTTATACGCAGGTTGTGAACAGTGATGTGCTCGATTCAATGGCTGAATGGACTAATGATGCTACTGCAATTGCTCAGATGAAGACCGCTGGTACTTACATTTATCAAGGTGAGGCCGATTCAAACAAGGACAGCCAAGTGTTAATGGTTAAGCTTTCAAACGGCGTTAAACAGTATGGTACCCATCAATCCGATTGGTACGGGCCCGGTGTTCGCTTTACCGGTATGACTAACAGCCTAACTAACTATCGAGTTACCACTAGAATCCACCATATTAAGCACTCAGGTACCCATAATGGGCGCGCGATGGGGCGTGTAGAAGTCCTGTTATTAGACCCTAACGGGGCCACAATCGGCCGGTTCGGGCTAGCTGATTCTAGTTCAGGTGGTACCCCAACTTGCTATCTACAAATCACCAAGCCGGGTGGTACTTTTGCCGGTGGTGACGGTAAACATGAAACTTTCTACAATGGTAAAGGCCCCTCAGGTAGTTCTAGCAATGGTAAGGACGTTAAAGTTCAGCTTAAAACTGGTACCACAACTAAGACGGTCACTAAGAAGTCCAAGAATGCTAAGACTGGCAAGGTCACTTCTAAGTCGGTTAAAGAGACGGTCACTAATTATATGACAGTGGTTAACAAAGAAGAAAAGTCAGCACTAAGCACTAGTTGGCTACAACTAGACCTAATCAAAAATGGTAAGGTGTTTAGTTGGTCAATCACGCAATACTACACGAGTGGTAGCCATTCCGGCCAGCCTTGTACCGACCCTAAACGATTCCTGATTGTGCATGGGACGTTCGTTGACACTAATTCAAATTATCAATCAGCTTTAGGTGGTATCGGTGGGGTGTTCTTTAAGCACTCGATTGCCGAAGATGATGAAAATGTGGGCTATGAAAACTCTTATCTATCAATCACTCACCTAGACGTTTACCAAGTTAATGACGTGGCTCAGGACGCACCTAAATATATTGCTAGTGCTGGTCAAGAGATCGTCTTAAATTGTGAGACTGATAGCACCACGGTTGGCGGTAAGTTAGCTAGCCCAATCTGGTCAACGGACTATCCTAAATTAAGTCCGGGCGTTAATAGCCTGACGATGATTGGTGACTTAGATGACGCCCAAATTACCCTTAAATATTTACCCAGACTACTATAACAACACTTTAAAGGCTTCCCAATTAAGGGTGGCCTTTTTAATACATAACTTAAAACAAGGAGGTTAACAGATGGCTTTAAATAACCAGTATTTAATTCTAGACCCTAATTTAAAGCGGATTGGTACCCTGACCGTTGATGGGGCCACTAAGTTTTCTAACGATAGCGTCAAGATTCAACTAGCTGATTCAGACACAACTAGCACCAGCTATGATGATGACCTTAATGTGGGCACTAATGACGCTTTAAATGGGACGATCAATCTAAACGCCCAATCTAAAAAGTTCGACCATCAAGGCTCATTAGACGTGCTTCAAGGCCAGCCTGATTCAGATAAAGTAGTCGCCGGTAACAATCTCGCCTATTACGATGAGCTATCAGGTCACTGGTATGTCATGTACATTTACTATACCGATGAAGCTAATAGTGCCGCCGTTAAGCATACCACTACAATCTATTTCACTAATCTGTGCTTATACACCCTAGCTCATCATTACCCAGTAGCCACTACGGCTAGTGCTAGTTCGATTCAGACAGCCTTTAATGAGTGTTTTAATGCGACAGGTTGGACGCTAGACTATCAAACCACTAACACGACCATTCCATCAATCACCATTGACGGCAAGACTAAAGCTAGCACGTTAGTACAGACACTCATTCAAACGTATGATTGTGAGATTGACCCATATGTTGAGATTGACTCACAAGGGAACATCACGAAAAAGGTGTGTGTCATTACTGACCAGCTGAACAATGATGTGGTTTATAACGAAGCAGTATTTGGTAAAAACATGACTAGTATTAAACGGACAGTGGTATCAACACCTGTCACTAAGTTGATTCCATACGGCGCTAATGGTAGCACAATCGCCTCGGTTAATGATGGTAAGCCTTATATCGTTGATGATGATGCTAATCAGAAATATAACCCCGATTGGCAAGCTGGCCTTTACTATGAAGCTGTGGTAACCGCTAATCAGATTAGTAACTCAGCCGGGTTAAAAGCCTGGGCTCAGGATATGCTAAAACTGTATAACCACCCTAGAACGTATTATGAGGTGAATGTAACACCCGACTTCAATCCACCACTAGGTGCCACGATTAGGTTTAAAGATGAGTTAATTGAGCCCGTATTAGACGCTAGTGGACGTGTTATTCAACGGACAATTAGCTTTGCTAACCCGTATGGCAACACAGTCGGCTTTGGCGAGTATACAACGGTTCAAGTAGCCACCCCTGCATGGATGGAACAATATCAAAACGCTCTCAGTAAGGCGGTTGAAGAAGCTAAGGCCGATGCTAGTTCGATTAAACCAGTCGCTTTAACGCCTGACGGTAACAACTTCACGGATACCACCCAGACTAAACGGTTAATTTTACAGGCGTGGGAAGGTAGCACTAATATTTCATCCTACATTGATAGCAAGGGCTTCATTTGGCGCCGTTATAATACCGATGGCACGGTTGACACCAGCTACCAACAAACCGGCTACTTAATTAACGCGGCTAGTAACGCTGTCGGCACTTTGCATGGCACGATTGAAGCCGACTATATCCAAGATGACCCCGAGATTAAGTTAGACACCACTAATATCAGCTATTTAGGCGTCTATGGCCCTGATGATAATGGGGCGCATTCAGCGACTCAATATATGGCACGTTTAAGCAATGGGCAGTACCTAACTAGTCGGGCTCGTGATGACAGTGGGTCTAGTGATACCATGTTTGCTTTACAGGATAGCAAGTTTGCCGTGCAGTCAGTGATGTTACAAATTCATGGTCAACATGGTGGGACGTTCGGCGTGCAGGAGGTTAATAACACGGTCTATATTTGGTCGATTGTCAGCTTAAAGAACGATGGTAATTACATGCTCGTGCGGTTTCCTTATGTAGCCGGGGTAACGTTACAGCCTACTGATAGTCGCGTGCAACAGGTTATGGCACTCAAAGGTTACGGCCGCGTTAACTATGACCGCCAACATGACCTAGTCTCAATTGGCTATTCTGATGGCTCTACTGACATTCTCAAAGCTAGTGACCTGTTAGCTGGTGATTATAACGTGCTATACAACTTTAATATCACCGATTATGGGATTGATTTTAACCAGAACACTTACCAATCGGAATGCCTAGACTTCCCTTACTTCTACTTTGCGGCCGGTGGTGGTGAAGCTGAAACAACTGACGATCCCCATAAAGTGTGGGCGTT